GGTGGAGCAACTGCGAGCGTATTTGGCGCTGACCAGCCACGATGATGATGCGCTGTTGGAGCTTCTGCTGAATGCGGCGGCGTCGTTCATCGAGCGCTATACGCGCCGGCGGTTCCGCGCGGTATCGGAGACGCATTGGCTCACTGATGGCTTTGCTATCAGCGACCAAGAGCTAATGCTGGACGATGACCTGCAGGAGCTGACCGGTATCACTGACGGGAGCGGCGCGGCGGTGGAACTGTCGGAGGTGCGCCTGATACCGCCGCGCCCTCCCTACACGGTCCTATTTCGCGAGGATGGGTGGGTCTATCCGGTCAGCGTGACGGGTCAATGGGGGTGGTCCAGCGAACCGCCGGCGGACATTACGGCGGCGGCGGAGCGGCTGGCGGCGTACTGGTACCGTTTGCGCGATGCGCAGGTCTTTGACGTGACCGCCATGCCCGACCAAGGCGTGCTGACAGTGCCGAAGGGATTGCCCATCGATGTGAAGGTTGTGCTGGACCAGTATCGGAGAGTGGGCTGATGGGATATGTCAGCTTCTTTACCGGCCTGGAAAATGTGCTGGAGACGATGGTAAACGTGCGCCGCGGCGGGCCGCCGGCGTCGCTGAACAGCGCCGATCTGCCAGTTGCATGGGTGGAGTTGCCAAGCGGTGACATTGCGCATGTCGCGTTCGGCGACGGCCGCTGGGCGACGTACAACGCGACGGTGTTCCTGGCGTACCAGGCCGCCGCGCAGGATACGGTCAGCGCCGCGTTCCAGGCGGGGTTGGGATGGCTGGATACGCTTGCGCGTGTGCTGTCCAGCGCCGATGTCTGTGCGTCGCGGCTAACGGTGAACATGAAGCTGGTCATGGTGACGGTGGCAGGCACGGACTTTTGGGCTGTGCGTGCCGATGTATCGGGCAAGGATGAGTAACGGAGGTGTGATATGGCCATAATGACGATGAAAGACAACAAAGTGGAGATTTCCACAAACGGCACTACTTGGACCGACATTTCCGGCTACACCAACAAGATCGAGTGGGATGGTGGTGAGCGTGAGATCGCCGAGGCCTCTGTGTTCGGCGAAGACGTGGCGAAGATTGCGCCCGGGAAGCGTTCTCCCGTGGAGATCACGGTCACGGTGGCGTACGACGAGAGCACCAGTTCTCCGTTGGAGACGCTGCAGAGCGCGTACGAGAGCAGTTCGACGCTCCAGGTGCGCTGGAGCCCCACAGGTGGAGTCACTGGCAGCAAGCGCTACAGCGCTATCGGGTATGTCACCACGCCCATCGTGCCCGCTGGTGATGCGGAGGCCAGTGATGTGCTGATGGTGGAATTCACGCTGAAGGCGCCTGAGATCACTGTGGAGACGGTGCTATGAGTGAGCCGAGGGAGATTGTTGTCGACATCCACAAGCTCACCGTCGGCGACATACGAAAGCTGGTGCGCGCGCAGCACGGCGATATCAGCTTTGAAGAGCTGGTAGACATTTTGGACAAGGCTGTGGAAGGTGGCATTGATGACCTGCCCGCGCCCGAGCTGACCAGCGTGGCTGTAAAGGTGTTTGAGGCGTTCGCGGCAGCACTAAAAAAATGAGGCGGGACCTGGCGGCGGCATTGTGGACGGAATCGCGCGAACCGCCGGACGAGTATGTGATCTATCGGTTATGTCAATTGTGGCACTGTCCTCCCGACGTGGTCCGCCGCCAGGCCGCCTGGGATGCGTATGCGCACCTGGTCTGTCAGGATTTCGAGGCGAAGATAGCCGCGAGCAGGAGTGGAAAGCGTGGCTGACTGGAAGCTGAAGATCATCGTTGACGCGGCAACGAAAGGCGCCGAGGACGCGATCGGCGGCCTGAAGGGAAGCCTGGGCAAGCTCGGCGACGGCTTTGATGCACTCGGCAAAGTCGGGATGGTCGGGCTTGGAGCGGTGGCGACGGCGGCGGGCGCGGCAGCGGTAGGCGTGGCCAAGCTGGCGGTCGACGCCGCGCCTCTGGAGAACGTCCGGGCCGCGTTCGAGGGTCTGGCGAAGTCCGCGGGGAAGTCGGGCGACGAGATGCTGGCCGCGCTGCAGAAAGCTTCCGGCGGCATGATCAGCCAGATCGACCTGATGAAGTCCTTCAACCTAGCGGCGCAGCTCGTCGGTCAGGACTTTGCCGTCCGCCTGCCGGAAGCGATGCAGTATCTGGCAAAGGTCTCGGCGGCGACCGGCGAGTCGATGGACTTCATGCTGGAAAGCCTGATCCGCGGTGTGGGTCGACTGTCGCCGATGATCCTCGACAACCTGGGCATCCAGGTATCGTTGAATGAGGCCACCGCTCGCGCCGCGGAGATGTTCGGCGTCGAGGCAGATCAGCTCACCAAATCGCAGATTCAGGCCGGCATGCTGGATGTGGTGCTGACCAAGCTGAGGGAGAACACCGCCGCTATGCCGGACGTGACGTGGACCGCCGCCGCGGGTTTGGGTTGGCTGAAAGCTACCTTTGCGGACCTGAAGGAGCAGATCGGCGCGGCGTTCCTGCCGGTCCTGGCCCCGCTCCTGCAGGCGTTCCGAGATCTCGCCAGCGCCTATTTGCCCATCGTGGTCGCGTGGCTGCAGGACTTCGGCATGAAGCTGGGTGACCTGGTGACAGCACTGCTCAATGCCGGTGTCTACAGCGAGCAGTTTAAGGCAGCGTTGGCTAACCTTGTGGGTCCCGAGGCAGCGGTGCAGATCATCTCCCTCATCCAGACGATCCAGACCTTGGCGCAGGAGATCGTCACGTTCGTGTCGCAGCACGCCGAGGCATTCAAGGCGGCCATCATCGGCATCGGGGCGGTCATCGCCGCGGCGGCATTAGTCACGGCCATCACCGGTATCGCCGGTGCCATTGCCTCACTGGCCAACCCCATTGGCCTCATCGTCGCGGCGATAGGGGTGCTGGCGGCGGCGTGGGTGGAGGATTGGGGCGGTATTCAGGAGAAGACGCAGGCGGCGCTGAGCTTCATCAGCAATGCCATCAACACGGCATTGACGGCGATCCAGGGCTGGTGGTGCGAGCACGGCCAGACAGTGACTGGCATTGTCAACGAGTTGTGGAATAGCGTGCAGAGCGCGTTTCAGTTCGCGTTCAATGTGGTGTCTGGTCTGGTGCAGACAAGCCTGACTTTCTGGCAAAACCTTTGGCAACAGCATGGCCAGACAGTGACTGGCATTGTCAACGAGTTGTGGAATAGCGTGCAGAGCGCGTTTCAGTTCGCGTTCAATGTGGTGTCTGGTCTGGTGCAGACAAGCCTGACTTTCTGGCAAAACCTTTGGCAACAGCATGGCCAGTTCATCACCCAGACGGTCCAGCAATATTGGAAGATGGTGAAGGGCATCTTCCAGACCATCTTCCAGGCCTTCGATTACATGACCAAGGCTATTCTGGCAGCCATGCAGGGGAATTGGTACAAGTTTGGTGAGAACCTGCGCCTGGCTGTCCAGACGATGTGGGATGGCATCAAGAACGTCTTCCAGCAGTCCATGCAGATCATCGTCAACATCTTCACCTACCTGATCCAGCAGATCATTAGCGCCGTGCGCAATACCGACTGGCAGGCGTTGGGCCGCTCTATCGTGGATGGCATCAAAGCGGGTGTGCAAGCGGCGGCGCGGGCGCTGGCTGACGCCGCCATCGCCGTTGTGCGAGCCGCGCTGGATGCGGCCAGAGGTGCTTTGGGCATCCATTCGCCGTCGCGGGAGTTCATGCAGGTGGGCCTGGATTCCATGGAAGGCCTGGCGCTCGGCATCTTGACGGGGGGTGGCAAGGTGCTTGCCGCCATGCAGAAGGTGCTGAGCGAGGTCAGGAAGGAGATGACAGGCACACCAAGTTTGGGTAATCTGGGTGGAAAGGGCCTGTTGGGTGATACGTCCATCCCCCGCCTGACGCTCCCGCCGGACATGCGGGGGGGCGGTGATCTGCCGAAGCTGTCTCCGACGCCCACCACGCCACGCGGTGGAGGTGGTGGTGGCGGTGGTGGACGCGGCGGCGGTGGAGGCTCCGATGGGCGTCTGGTCGAGCTGGTGACGGAGATCCGCGACATGCTGGCGGAAGAGTTCGGCATCGATAAGTCGAAGTTTGCCCAAGGGGACCTGCAGTTCAGGTTGGCGCAGGTGGTGATGTGATGGAGCGCCTATATCTCGTCCACGGTTCCGAGAGCTACCAGGTCCACCAGCTCACCAATCGCTGGCTGACGGAGCTGGCTGGAACTGGTATGCCGGCGGTGGAGCACGTCGTGCAGCGCAGTGCCGGCCAGGATGGCGCCACGTTATTGCGGGTGCGCCTGCAGCCGCGCACCATTGTGGTCGGTATGACGGTGGTGGCTGGTTCGCGCGCGGGGTACTGGAGCGAGCGGCGCAGCCTGCTGGATATGCTCAAGCGCAGTGAGGGGCTGATCCTGCGGCTCGTCAATGACGAGACGGGTGAGTCGTTCGACCTGGATGTGGTGTACGAGGCGGGCGTGGAGTTCGACGCGCGCTCTGATATCGGCCGACGGGGATTTCAAATAGCGGTGCAGTTGAAGGCATACAACCCGCTGTGGCGCTCGACGGAACCGCGTTACATCGTGGTCGGTATACCGACGTATGCGGATGCGGGCACGTTCCCCGCGGTATTTGGCTGGACGTTGGGGTCCAGCCTGTTGTATCGCAACATCGCGATCAATTATGCCGGCACCTGGACGTCTTACCCGCAGATCGACATCCGCGGCCCCATCACCAATCCGCTCATCAACAACCGCACGACGGGGGAGAAGCTGGAACTGCAGGTAAGCGTGCCGGACAATGAAGTAGTGCGCATCGATCTGACGCCTGGTGTCAAGACCGTGCGCAACATCACGACGGACCAGAACTGGATGCAGTACCTGACCAGCGATTCCAACCTGGCGACCTTCCACCTGGCGGCGCACCCTGAAGCGCCGAACGGCATCAACGACATGTTCATTCAGGGCACGCTGGGTAGGGATAACACGGCAGTGACCATCCGCTGGTACGACCGATACATCGGCGTTTAGGAGGGCAGAATGACGGAATACAGTTTCCCATGGGATGGCACAACGGTTGGCGACTGCGGGCCGTATTCCAGCGCCACCTGGGACGACATGTATCACATGGTGTACGGGGACGGCATCATCGCCGGCGTCGGCGGGGAGCTGGCCGTCAGCGGCACCGCATCGCCGCTGACGGTGGCGTCGGGGGCGGCGTTCGTGAACGGCAAGTTCTACCGCAACACCGCGTCCGTCAGTGTGTCCGTGCCAACGCCAACCAGTGCCACACGCGTCGACCGCATCGTCCTGCGGGCGGACTACACGGCGCAAACGGTGCGCATCACACGGCTGGCTGGCACAGAGGGAAGCGGAAGCCCCCCGCCGCTGACGCAGTCGGACGGCGTGCGCTGGGAGATATCGCTGGCGCAGGTGACCATCACTGTCGGTGGCTCCATCACCATCACCAGCGAACGCGAGGCTATTACGCCTGGCAGGCTCCCTGGCGAGCTGTCCATCTTTTATGTCACCAGCGTGGACGCGCAGAAGCGGCCCGTGCGCGACGGGCTGGCGTTCAAGCACTGGTACTTGTGCGACGGGGGGACGTACAACGGCAGGGCTACGCCCAACCTGACGGACCGCATGCCCATCGGAGTGGGGACCATCGCACCGTCACAGGGCGCGACCGGTGGGTCGCAGACCAAGAATCTGGAGCACACTCACGGCGTGGGGACGCTGGCAAACTCCAGCGAGTCCTCCCACACCCATGGCCATGGCACGCTGGCGACGGACACGGTGGCAAGCCATGCCCACCAAATCAACCTAACGACATCAGTCAGTAACGTCAATGACCCCGTGCAATATAACGCATCATCACCATTGTTATCAGCGAATGCTACCCATACCCATACGGTATCTGGCTACACGGTGGGTGCTGGATCGCACAGCCACGCCGTTGCGTCCGGCTCCACGGGGCCAGGGTCGGCGCACACGCATACCATTTCGGGCTCCACGGCCAGCGGGGGGTCCACGTCGCAGGACATCATGCCGCCGTACATCGGTGTCTATTGGTTTATGTATAGTCCAGCGTGATAGGCTATGTGGGCAAGCTACCAGGTTTGGGTGCGCTCAAAATCGAACGCCCTGCTGGCGGTGCTGACGCAGGACGACATTATCTCCTTGCGCGTGAAGCGCGTGGTGAACGGCGTCAGCTCTCATGAGATGGTGCTGGCATCTGCAGCGCTGGACAGAGCAGGGCTGTTTGAAGTGGATGGGCGCATCGAGGTATGGCGCAAGCCGCGCGGCGCGGGCATGTACATGGAATATGAGGGTTTCCACCGCGTGGGGATATATGAGCAGGATCAGGAGGGGAAGGAGACGTTCACGTCGCGCGGTGTCGGGTACGCTGACATACTGCGGCGCCGCATCATCGCCGCCCCCGCGGGCACATCGGGCTCCCGAAAGACCGGACCAGCCGAAACCGTGGCGAAGGCTTACGTGTATGAGCAGATCGTCGCCCCCAGCATCGCCGAGCGCGCCATATCGGGGTTCACCATTGAGCCGGACCTGGGGCGCGGCAGTACCATTAGCATCTCGCGCGCCTGGCGCGGCCTGCTGGACGTGCTGCAGGAGATCGCGGCGGTCGGCGGTGGGGACTTTGATGTCATCGGCACCGAGACGGGGTTCGTATTCCGCTGGTATCCTGGCCAGCGGGGGACAGATCGTCGCAGCGAGCTGACCTTCTCGACAGAGTTCGGCAATATGGAAGCGCCGCAGCTTACCGTCGAGCCGGCCGACGCCAACACGTGCCTGGTGCTGGGAGTCGGCGAGGGCGCGGGGCGCGGTGTTCTGTGGGTCCCCAGCTCAACGGCCTATGCTGGCCTGGACCGCATCGAGATAGCCCGCGATGCGCGGGATACGGACAGCGAGGATGTGATGCGCTCCCGCGGCAGCGCGGCGCTGGAGGAACTGCGCGGCGGGACACGGTTGACCTTCAATGTAGTGCAGACCGCCTCGGCGCAGTACGGCGTAGATTACGGCCTAGGCGACTTGGTGCGCGTGCGGTATCGCGATTATGTCATGGACGCCAAGATAACTGGCGTCACAATCACGCTGCGCGATGCGGAGCAGATCGAGCTGGAGTTCCAGAATGTCTGATGTCATCGAGCGCATCATCAGCACGTTGGAATCGCTGTCCGCGCGGGTGCGGCACCTGGAGGTGGTCGAGTCGGGTCTCCTGCCGCATGCCTCGCGCCATCAGGATGGAGGAAGCGACGAGATCAATGTGACGGGGCTGTCGGGAAAGCTGGCGGACCCGCAGGACGCGGGATGGCTGCGCGGCAGGACGGTTTCCAGCACCGCACCAAGCGACGGACAAGCGCTTATTTGGAACGCGTCATCATCGGCGTGGACGCCGACAACGCTCCCCACCGTCGCCGGCAAGACAATCGTCTCGTATGGCAGGGTGAACAGCTCATCGTCCATCACGCTTTCCAACAGTTGGCAGGACGTGCCGGGTTGTTCACAGACGCTGACGATCCAGAGCGGGGACGTGGTCATCATCATCGGCTGTTTCGACTTCACGTTCCAATACACCAGCTCCTCCAACGTGCTGTACGGCGGGTTATCTGTCGGCGGGACGACGCGCGGCGTGAGGGCCAATTTCTGCGGGTATAACCCAGGCGTGCGCGTTATGGCGACGCAGGTCTGGGTGGAAACGCCCAGCGCGGGGAGCGTGGAATTCAAGCTCCAGGCTATGCGCAGCGCATCGGGAACAGGGGATACCTGCAACGCCACACATACCACTATGACATGGGTGCAGTTGAGATGAAAAAAGTGATCGCGATGGTGATGACAATACTGCTGGTCGGGTGTGTGCCTACGCCGACGGCAACGCCCGCGCCTACACCAACCTACACGCCTATGCCAACCTGCACACCGACGGAGACTGCCACACCTGTGCCAACCGCACTCCCTACCGCCACACCCGCCCCCATACCGCCGGTCGGCACGGTTGGCATGTGTCACGGCGTGTCATACCCATGGCCAGCCGCCAATTGGGCCTACCCCAGCGGCGAGACGGTCTTTTGGAGCTCCATCGAGCGCACACCGGGCACTTATGACTTCAGCAACCTGTGGAAGTATGTGGGGCAGGCGGAGACAGCCGGCCGATACATCGTCCTGCAGGTGCAGACAAACTCGCCAGGCATTTTCCCGCAACCCACCATCCCGCCGTTCTACTGGGGGATCGTGGATGAGCTGCCGGACTGCCCCGCGTCGGCCCCCGATTGCGCCACATATTATCACTCCAAGCCCGCGCCGTGGGATGAGGATTATCTGCAGGCGGTGGAGCGCATGGCGCAGGCCTTTGCCGCGCAGTTCGATGGTCATCCGACGGTGATGGCGGTCCTCATTGCCGGCCCGGGCAATTACAACGAGATGTCGCAGACCGTCGGGGCCTGCTACGGCTCGCCGGGCGCGGATGTGACGCGCACAGACAGCATATATATCCGGTCGTTAGCCAAGCATACCGGCGAATCACCCAGCGCTTTGACCGCGCCGTTCACTGACGAGCAGGGCCGCTATTATGCCGTCAAGTTCGACTACTACTACGTCCGCGTGACCGAGCGGCTGGCGCGGGCCTACCTGAATGCTTTCCGTAGGACGCCGGTCATCTTGCAGCTTGGCAGCGGTGCATCGTGCCAAATGTATGTGGCGCGCTATGTGGTGGACGATCTGTTGAGCGAATATGGCAACCGGCTGTGGCTGAAACAAAATGGCTGGGGAAATACCACTGCTCATCCGACGTACAGTTATGCATGGGACAGCTTCTTCTCGGCATATAAGGGGCGAACGCGGACGATATATGAGGTAGGCCATTACAGCTTATGGTGCGATGCATCGCATCCTAAGGCAAGCCAATATGGCTGCGCGCTGCAACCGCCGGCAACGGCGCTGGCACACAACACGACAGTGATGGAAAACGCGCTGAAGGCAGGTGTGAGCGCGGTTTGTTTCCAGCAGGTGTTCTTCCGAGCGCCGGATGTTTTCGGCATCACGGCCCAGCAAATGCAGACATATGCCGGTCGTTTGTGGAAGAATGTGCCATGAATGCCCCGTCCGCCACGTCCGACGCACGGCGCGTGACCAACCAGGTGGTGATCGAGCGGATCGACAAATTGGAGTCGTCCGTATGCACCCGCCTGGAACGCGTCGAGACTTCCATCCAGAACCACGAGAAGCGCATCACGGTGCTGGAGAGCGATGACTCGATGAGGATCATGCTCCAGCACCTGCAACAGCAGATCGACGAATTCCGGGGCGAGTGGCAGAAGTGGCAACAGCGCCTGTGGTATGTGCTGATACTGTTGATACTGATCGTGGCGGCGCTGGCGGGGATCCAACAGATTCCCAAACTACCGTTCAGCTAGGAGCGGGCGATGAAGCGCATCGAGCATGCCATCACCGTCTCATCGCGCACCGACCCCGTCACCATCTACTTCCTTGCCGACCTGCACCTGGGGCACGCGGCGGCGAACGAGACAGCCATCAACGCGGCGGTGAGGGAGATCGAGGAGAGCGGCGCGTACTGGATCGGGTTGGGCGACATCGTGGACGCCATCGGCAGGCAGGACGGGCGGTATCGAGAAGGTCTGTTGGCGAAGTGGCTGCACGGCTGTACGACTATTTGGCGTGAACAGCGCAGGCACGCGGCGGAACTGCTGAGGCCTATCGCGGCCAAGTGTCTGGCATACCTGACGGGAAACCACGAGGAATATGTGCGGACGGCCGGCATCGACGTGTATTACTCCCTGGCGGAGGAGGCGGGCATCGCGCCGGACCGGTGTCTTGGCATGTCGGGCTTCATCGTGTTGAAGCTGCGGCGCGGCGACCACGGCGGAACCCGCACTGTGGTGTTCTTCGCACATCACGGCTGGGGCGGCGGAGAGCTGTTGGGTTCGCAGGCGCTGAAGCTGGAGCGCCTGCCTGGCCGGTATCAGGCCGACATCTATGCCATCGGACATGGCCATCGGGCGCTGTACACGACGCAGTACATGGAGACGGCGTACGGCCCGCGCCGCATCGTGCTCCTGGAGGCGCCCGGCTTCATGGGGAAGTATGCGGATGACGAGGCGACGTACGGCGAGCGGCGCGCCTTCACCGCGTCGCCGGCGGGCGCGCCGGCTGTAGTGGTCTATGCGGACTCGAAGGGAACTGTGGAGGTGAAGCTATGAATGCATACACATGGTACTTCTTGGCATCGGCCATCGCACCGCAGTACGGACTGCCGCCGGAGCTGGTCTGCGCCATCATCGCCGTGGAGAGCGGCGGCAATCCCGACGCGCTGAGCAAGGCCGGCGCGGTGGGGCTGATGCAGGTAATGCCGCGCGAGGCGGGCGAGATGTTCTCGGACCGGCCGCAGACGGTGTGGCTGAAGCATCCGGCGGTCAACATCGCGGTTGGGTGCGAGATACTGCGCTCCTACCTCAAGTACTACGGCTACGACGTGGAGCGCGGCATCATGGCGTACTTCGCCGGCGTCGGCAACGTGCCGAAGGAGGGCGAGGTGACGCACGAGGGTGCGAAACGGTACCTGGCTATCGTCAAGGGGGCGCTGAGACAGATGTTCCCGTTGAGCAAAATATTGTGAGGTGAGCTATGGCGACGTTGGAAGAAGTGGGCGTTTCGGTGAAGCGCTGCAGCCCGCGTCCGGGCGAGACGTACTACGAGTTCGCCGGCGGGAGCGTGGTGCTGGATCAGGTGTGCAGGTGTTTGGTGAAGGTCGTGGACGAGCGCGGCGTGCCGCTGCCAGGAGTGAACGTCACAAACTTCTGGCCGGGTGGATCAACGACGCTGGTCACCGACGCCGATGGAAAGGTCGAGTTCTTCTTCGGTCCGGAGGCGAAGTTCTGGAAGCCGAACGTCGGGCCGCATTCGGTGAGGATCACGGAGGTCTCGGACGTCATCTCCGGCATGGGCCTGCCGGAGGGGCATCATGCGGACTACCAGCTCCTCTTCGTGCGCAAAACGGCAGGATCCGCGCCGCCGCCGACACAACCACCGGCTGGGACGCGTAAGGTGCGAGGCCGGGCGTACATCCTCGGCATTCCTATCCCGTTCGAGGCGGAGGTGGAGGATGACCAGCATTAAGGACGTGATGAGCGCACTGAGGCGCGTGGAAAGTGGCACGGCGACGACGAACGACGCGCACCTGCTGGCGAGCTATATCGCGGGGATGGCCGAGCGCATCGTCACCCTGCTGGACTCGGCGGGCGATAAGTATGAGAAGCCGAGCTGGGCGGTAGTGGCAAACAGCATGCGGAGCTTTGTGATGAACGGAAAGGGAGGTGCAAAATGACGATTGACATTTACACGTTGAACTACACGGACTTGCTGACCGTCGCTGGTGCGGCGGCGGTGTGTGTGGTGCTGACGCAGTGGCTGAAGCAGTATCTGCCCGACTGGCGCTTCACGAACCTGCTGGCGCTGGCGCTGACGACGGTGCTGGCCGAGATCGCCGCCGCGCTGTCGGGACCGTTCTCGGCGCAGTCGGCGTTCGCCGCGTTCGTCACCGCGTTGGCCGGCGCGAGTCTGGCGACGTTCGGGTACGAGACCATCATCAACCTGCTGGGCTTCGCGGGGATGGGGCCGAGGAAGTAATGATGAGGCCCCAGGTCAATGCCTGGGGCCTCGCTCTATTCTTCATCCGCCTCCGCCCTTGCTGCGCGCTCATCCGCCTCGCGGATGGCCTCGCGCAAGGTGCGCAGTGCTTCTTGCACGATCCAATCCATCGCCTCCTCGCCATCGAGCCAGCGCGCTAGCTCCCCTCTCTGCTCATCGGGGAGCAGGAGCAGGATGATCTCGCCTTTCAGTATCCTAAC